GCTGTTGACGTCATAGTAGGAATAGTTAAATTTGTTCCTGGAGCAAGTGTGTATCCTAAAGATTGATATGAAGGTACGTTATAGCCTACAGAACCTGCTTGTCCAGTAGCTCCTACTTGAGCGTTAAATTGAGTATACCCACCAGTATTATATGGATTTTTATTAGGATTAAATGGATCAGCCATTATGACACCTCCGTATCTACTACAAGCCCTATATCATCTAATATATCAAACATACTAAATCTTGGTTGACTAGGGTCTCTTGTTATTCCTGCAACATCCCAAGAAGCTGCAATTTTAGAATCTCTTCGTATTAAATCTAACGGACTCATATTTTTTGTTGATTCTTCATCATTCACTTTTTGAGTATATTCGTATTCAGGGTCTAATTTCCACAATCCATTATTATCTTTAATCAACCCTTCATTTTTCATCCAACTAGTATCATCAAAATCTTTAGGTCTTTCATAAGGACCATATTTTTGTTCCCATTCAGGACTTCCAGGAGTCATATATAGTTCACCAGGTTGTCCAGTTCCTTCTAACATAGGGTCTTGCTTTATTCCCTGGTCTTTCATATTTTGTTCATATTCTCGAATTTCCTGTTGCTCTAACCACCATTGACTAGGAACATCAGGAGCTCCATATAAATCACCAGGTTGTCCAGTTATAGGGTCTATATCACCAGGTTCTAATTCCCATCGTTGTTCATCTCCTGGTAATGGTTCAAATAAATTATTTAACGGATTACTGCTAATTGTATCTGGGTTAGCTTGTTCAGTTAAAAAAGCTGGTGGTTGTACTGGTGGAGTATGTAGTTTTTCTAAAGCCATTGCTGCTTTCATCGTTTCTTTTTCCTCAGAACTTACAGCTAAAGCTTTATATTTTTTCATTAATTGTTGTAATTTATTAGCCATTATATTCCTCCTTAATTTTTTCAATGGCACTTGCAAAGTCTTTTACTCTTATCGGTGTTTGTTTATACCAGTCAGAATATTCTGGTTCTCCTGGTTTTTTATATGTTATCTCAGCTATAGCTGAATCGTAATCTTTATCGCATAAAGCTTTCCATGTTTTAGGAAACTTGTTATACCAATTACATCCTAATTGGAAATTTACTGAAGTTAATGCAATTTTAAAATCAGTATCGTATATTTTTAAAGCCATACATTGATCGTTGCAAGCAGATAATGCTAACTCTAAATCACTTTTTAACCATCTATCTAATATTTTACTATCTATTTTAGTACCTACTGGGTATTCTTTTCTTTCTTTCAATGTAAGCAAATGTCCAGTTCCAGCAGTAGGTTTTCCTAAAGTATCTAAATAAACCTTATTCTTAAAACCTTCACGCAGTTTAATATGCTCTTCTAGTTTTTCTCTAAAGTTTTTATTAGTTGGTTTTTTCCAAAACATTATCATCCTAATATTTTATTTAAATAGTTATAAGTTTCTTCAGTCTTGGCAAGATTTACAGTACCATCATCATTATAATGAACTTTCATAAATCCTCCACCATATGCTAATGATTTTCTTTTTCCATCCCAATCATCTGCAACACTCATTCCAGCATTATATGCAACTAATGCTCTTTCTACAGAACCTTTTTTACCATATCTACTGTATTTATTAATTAAAGACTTTAAATAATCAGAACCAAATTCTTTATTTATTGTTGGGTCTTTTAATAATTCTTTTGCCAAAGATTCTTTTTGAGTTTGTGATAGTTTATCTTCGTAGATTGTACGTCCATGTTTTCTAGCATAATCAAAAATAGAATCTGTACCTGCAATACCTGGGTCAATAGCAGTACGAGGCATTACCTGCATTAATCCATGAGCACCTACATCTGAAATTGCATTAGGGTCTCCTCCACTTTCTACTCCCATAACTTTATTTACTAAAGTATCATGGTCCTTACCTTTAGCCCAAGCTGGTGTCATCCAACGATCAATGTGTTTTCCACTAAACATATAGTCTTTATTTAATCCAGCACTAAAATTGTGTTGTTGTCCATCTGGTCCATAAGCAGTTAATCTTGTTCCCGCAGCATAATCATTTGTAGCTTGATTAGCTTGGCTTTGAGACCAAAGTGCCATTGACTCTGAACTGTATCCATGTTCTTTTATATGTGCATTTATAGCCTTATATCTATCTGCTAAATACATTGGACTTCCAGCATAAGTTAAACCAGCATCGCCAGCTAAATTATCATAATACATTTTTTGTTGATACATTTTTTCAGCAGCTTTAACCATAGGATTTCTTAAATCCATTGCATCTGCTGCAAATTCAGTTAAATTTTGTGCAGCACTATACATTCCTAACCCTGCTGTCATTGTGTTTAAAAAACTTAACCCCTTAGACCTAGATATTTTTTCTGACTCTTCTGCATCTAATTGCCCTGCGTAGGCCCTATATGCATCCATTATATTTTGTGCTTCTGTCGCCATAATTCCTCCTTACATTACCCTACATCTTATTTGTAGTTCTGTATTGCTTACTCCGTCGTTTGTAAATGTTACCGTTTGGTAAGTGTCGTTAGAAAATTCTTTTAAATCGCAATATTGAAATCTTAAATAATATGTGCTTGCTGAACTTACTGTTTGACTAGTTGCAAATCCATTAGCATTACCACCTGTTCCATTAGCTCCTGGGTCTTGATCAGTAGCAACAGCTACTTTTAAAGTTCCATTTAAACCTGACTGACTACATGATATAGTGGTATTTCCGTCTCCGTTTGTTAAATTTATTTGTTTAGCTGAAGAAGGTTCACATTCACTGGTTAACCCCAAATTAGCTACAGTAATAGTAAAATCAGCTGGAACATTACTCCATGCTACACCAGCAGATGGGGTTGTAATATTTGCTACTGTCCAATCTCCATTATGAACATTGTTTACTGACCTTACTCTGTAATAATAATTTGTAGAAGCATTAACACTCTGACTATCTGTGTGTGTAGTTGTTACATTAGAATCAGATGCAGTACCCCTAGAACTTGGTGTTAAAGGCGATGCACTTAAAGCAGAATATGTTCCCCCGCTTCCTACTTTTCTTTCTATTTGTATAGTTCTTGCAATTCTCATATCACCAACTATACTTACAGTTACTTGATCACTTTGGTCTGTAGATAATGTTAATTGTGGAGTATCTGGTGATGAACTTATTACATTAGAAAGAACTCCATCTTGATTGCATTCAAATATTTTATTTACAGTTGAAGCTCCTGAAGATGTTTTATATCCAAACCAAGCACTTCCACTTCCGTTTCCAAACATACCATCAAAGGTTTGACTGCCGTCAGAACGTTTGTATAAAGTATTACCATTAGTTGCAAAAGTAGTATTATTTAACCATCTTTTTCCCCATTTAGTAGCTTCAGTTTGATCTCCTCCTAAACTAGTAGTGTCTATAAATTCTGCACATTCAGTTAATTCAGAACTACTCCAACCTGCATCAGGGCCATCTTGATATGTTAACCAAGTAATAATAAAGGGATAAACAACAAGACCTGTAGTAACATCTTCCAAAGTTCCTGTTTCAGGAGATGGTTTTAGCCATCTATCTCCCACTTTAATATATAAACTTTGTTGAACAAAACGCATATCACCTGTATATCCTTCTCTATTTGAAGGAATATTTTGTGATTCACCTGTGACTATTGCACTGTTTAATTCTGCTCTTTGTATACTCATGATAATTCGAACCTAACCCATTTTTTATTTATTTTAAAATATAAGAAATTTCTATTTCCTAAAGTTACTATTCGTTTATCCCCAGTTTTACCTTCACTATTTTTAGGTATTTTTCTATACTGAGTAGTGTGTATTTCTGCATCATTTTCTAGCTTTTCTACTTTTTCTTTATTTTTCATTAATTCTTTCATAGCAGTATGTTTTAAAAGATGTCCGTTTGATACTGTTCTAGGTCCAAATATTCTTTCTAATTTTTTAAACACTTTTGCCATTATTTTCTACTCTTGTCTCTATAAACTATTTGTATATCATTTAAAGTAAAATCTGCATGCATTGCATTTCCCGTTGCTACTAATTGTAATCCAAAGGAATTAATATTTTTTAAATTAGTATTAGTTACTTTAATTTTTTCTGTTGAAAATGCTCCTGAAGATAAAGTATGTTCTCCTGAAGATAATAAAGATAAAGCAGAACCATTAACAACTCCTCTAACTTCAACATTAGCACCTTCTTTATAATTAATATAAATTGTTTTAATAGTTTTTTTAACATCTGGTGCTCCAAATGTATGCTCTTTAGTTTGTAATAATACAGTATTATCGTCTACGGTTTGTGCTTGAGGTGATGGATTCCATGTTTTAAATGTTAGACTATCTGGACTTGGATCATGCTCTAACCAAACCAAATCACCTGATTTGTTTGTTACATAGTTAGTAGTATCTAAAGCAAGATATCTATCTGATACATTTGCAGAGCTTCTGCTCCAAGAACCTGACTTAATATCAAATTTGAATAAGTTTTTACTCTTATTTCCTATAAAAAGTTCCTTACTTTTTGGTAAATATCCAATAATCATATCATCACTATAAGAAGAAGGCCAATCAGAAAGTCTTGGCTGACCTTTATCTCCTAAAATAATATCTGTAACTCTTTGTCCATCATATAAAAACACACCAAATCTATTTAACCAGCATATAAAACCTTCTCCCTCAACTACATGGTAAGGTTTTTTAACTCCTTTAAACTTATAGGTATTTTCTAAAAATTCTATATCTCTTGATATATTAATTACATATAAAGTATTTTCTTTAAATTGAAGAAGTTTATTACCAATAGCCATTAATTGAACAATATCTTCTCCATCATCTATTTCTACATCTATAAAACTATCTTCTTCAAATGTATCAAATTGATTAACATTAGATTTTAAAATTCTGTCATTTTTAGTTGTTAAATCTGCATTATTTTTTCCTGTAAAATATTGAACATTCCCTACATATAGCCTTCTATTTGCCATAGCAGAACATTTCCAACCTGTATTTGGTCTACCTATTACAGATCTTTTAATATCTAAATGAGGTTCTGTTATAGACAATTCAGTAATTTCTTTTCCTACGAAATAAGAAACATTATCGTATCCAACTCCAGTACCAGTAGGATATTCATATTGAGGATTGCTTGATGCACTTACAATTCCAAATGGTTCCCATGTTTCTTTTCCAGCAAATCTTATTCCTTTTTCATAATTAACTTCTGCTAAAAGATATTTTTGCCCTACATTACCTTCATTAATTGGAGCAGTTTTATTAAAATTATCTATTAAAGCATAATACACTTTAAATCCTGTAATAGAATTTTCTGAAGGCATTCTACCTACTAATCCAAAATATAAAGATCTTGTGCTATTTTGACTTAATACAGGCTGTGCTATATCTCCTAAGTAAATATCTACTGACTCTTGATTATCATACATTAAAGAACCAAATAATCCATAATTTTTATTTTTAGTATCTTGATAACAAACTATTTCACTCTTATCTTCGTCAGATGTAGATGTATTATTACTAAAATATGCTATTACAGCCATAGAGCCTTTACCAGCTGTAGTGTAGTCAGAACCGTTTCCATAATTATCTAAATAATCATTTTCTAATTCTACAAAGGTTTTATTATATCTTACAGTACTTGTTATATTACTAATAATAGTATTATCTGGCATAAACAATTCACTATTATATGCAGGTTTAGAATAATCTCCTTTATCGTATAATTGACCAGTATTAGTATAACCTCCTAAACTTCCTCCTTGAATAGGTGCAATATGAATATCTTGAACAAGCATAGCATTATGAGTTTGGTCTAAATCTGTATTTGTAACATCTCCCATATCTCTATCGTATTTAACATATCCATATTTCTTACCACCGTTACCTTGAGATACTCCTGCTGTTCCATATAATCCCATAACTCTTAAATGACCATCAATTAATTGCATGTCCACACCAGTGGTGCTTCCTGTGTCTATAATATGAGGACTAGCTTCCCAGTCAGTTTCTGATGCATTGTATATATATACATCGCTTGCAGTAGGTATATGAGCTGCATAATATTCACGATTAGCACTTGCGTTAGAAGCACTATCTACGTCACGGTCTAAATTAAAATAATGCAACCCATTACCATATACTATGCTAGGAACTGCAATTTCACCAGTAGAATCAAAAACTTCATGACTTCCAGATAAAGCACTAACCTTACCCCAGTTAACAATTTTACCTGGTATTTCATTGTTAAGTTGATTTAATTCTACTAATTCATTATCATCTATATCTCTTGGATTAGTATTATTATTTAAACCGCCACTAAAATCCTGTATATTTAATACTTTCTTAGGCATTTTTAGTAATTTGTTCCATAGTTTTCATTTTTTTCTTTTTTTTCTTTTTTTTGTATGAAACATTATTCATTCTTCTATCGTTATCCATAGAAGAACCCTGCCAAGGATTTCCTTTTAATGTGTTAGTCGTTTCCATCTATTATATCCCCCCAAACACTTGTTTTACCATCTATAATTTCTACTACTTCTACTTTAAATTGTCCATTATCGAACCAATCTACAATAGCAAATGCATGTACCCAATTATGCAATCTACCTTTTAGCCATTTATTATTTTCATGAGACATATTTTTTAAACAACCTAATGACCAGGCTCCTATAGTTCCACCTAATTTAGTTTGTGTGTGTCTCTGTAAATCATGAGTATGACCATAAATTACATTTTCTCCATAAGTCTCAAGATGTTTTTTTGCATGATACGTAGTTGCGAAGGCACCATGAAAAAAAGTAAGCTTACCAATCTGTATAGGTAAATTATATTCAGTGTACTTATATCCTCTTTCTCTTATTTTACACGCTTTTTCAAAAGAGTAGTTAACCATATAGGGATATTTAAGAACAAAATTGTCCAACCAGAGATCATGATTGCCTTGGAGTAAATACTTTTCTTTACATCCCACTTTTTTAAGAACTTCATCCCAAACATCTAATCCTTCGTTAACTAATCTTATATCTTCATCTATTATTGGAATCTGAAACTCTAAAGGAGGTAGTTTTTTATCTTTATACCTCCAAGCAGAAACTGATTCCCACTCTCCTACGTCTCCTAGATTAACAAAAACGTCAGGTTTAATCTTTTCTATTGCTTTAACTACGCAATTAACTGCAGCTTTATCTTCTAGCGGATAATGCTGATCTGGTATTACTATACCACGTTTTTTTACTTTCAAAATTACCTCCTAAGCTGACTTTTTAACTTTTTCAAAACTACGCATTCCCCCGAGACCGAGCATCCCAAGTAAGACTGTAGTTAATGTAGTCATATCAAATGTAGGTAAAGTTACTTCATTTCCAAATGAGTACAGTATAAAAGTTAAAAGTGGTTGTAGAACATAATGATACCCAAGTGCAGTGGCACAAATCCAGCCCGTAAAGGGCCTCCAGCCACTTACAAATATAGAGGTATGACCTGCTTCTACTTTATTTACTTCAAGCTGAGCTCTGTTAATATCTGCTATAAGTTCAGCTTTCTCTTGTTTGTCAAGCGTAAAATCGTCAACTTTATCAGTGATTTTGTCAATAATGCTTCCTATCATAGGTAAATTAGGCATTAATCCTCCTTAATCACACGCTTCGCAATCTTCTAAAGCTTGTAAATATCCTTGTTTAGAAATAATTGCTGTTTTAACTTCTTGTAATCGACCTTGCATTTCTTGCAATGAATTTACTAATTCGTTATGTTGTTCTACTAAAGAACTCATTTCTGTATTAGCTTTTTCTTTAATGCTAGGTTCTTTTACCGCTTTATCTTTTGACATACTGTCTCCTTTTATTTACTATTAAATAGTTCCATCTTGATATTTGTTCAAACCAGGTATAGCTGCTTTTAGATGAGATTCAGGAATCATTAATAAATCTAACATTCCAAGTTGTGAACTTGCAGCGTATTTTGAAAAACCTGAACCTACTTTTTTCCCAAAAGCCATAACTTGTTTACCAAGTTGTGTTCTTCTCCATTGAGCAAGGGACATTCCTGCTGCTTCTGCTGCTTTCTTTTGTCTTGCTACACTGTGAGCAAGATTTTGAAGCTGTCTTTGATT